GTGGATGGCCTCGTGGCCCGGCAGGGCCCAGTATGGGGATAAAAACGAAATGTATTACCTGTTAGCTGGTGGTAGGTAGATGTAAGTAACTGTCCTCGTGGCAGATAAACAAATTTGGGCGGCCCTCTGTTGCAAAAACAAAATGTGACGGGGGCCGTCCTTTCGTGTTACAAAGAGCCCGCTGTAAAACGCACCGTTTTAACGATGTTTTAACGGCCGGCTAGGCAAAGGGCCAGAATGACCCTATAAATGGCCGTAGAATGGCCTAGAATCGAAAATACGCCGGCGGGCCGATCCTCTCAATCTGGTGTTTTACGGATGCTCCAGAAGGGTCTCTTCCTGGCCCGATCCGGGCCTGTCAAGCAACGTTGTAAAACGGTCTATTTCGGGTTTAGGGGGACACTTAGGGGGACATTTAGGGGGACACTTTCCGCAACTATACAAAACGAAATGTGCGCGTTAGGGGGACATTTAGGGGGACAAATTCGTGCAAAAAAATGCCCGAGTTGCACCCTTTAACGACAAAAAAAATGCCGATTTTGCACGAAAATTGCCCGAGTTGACCCCTCTAATACATATAATTCCCGCGAGTTTTCGCGGTTAAATAGCGGATAAATAGCCACTTATGGCGAAAATCACCCGAAAAATGTGTGTGTGGCGCGTTTTCGGGTAGTAGCTGCTATTCCAGGGAATGGAAGGTAACGCTCGCCTTCACCAGGGCGATGGCGGTGATAGAGTCGGCCGGAATATCGACCGGATCATAGAAGTCGTTCGCGCTGACCAGGCGGATGTGCCCGTCGAGCGGTGAACGCTTGACGAACTTGACGACCGTGAAGGTGTCGCCGGCGATTGTGTAGGATAGCAGGTAGATCTGGCCCCAGAGGATGGAGTCAGGCGCCGGCGAGATCTTCTTATATATAACAATGTCTCCACTCTTGAGCAGCGGCGCCATAGAATCACCTCGTACATATACGGCACCGTCCACCGGCGGAAGGTTCGGGACGCGCAGGAGATCCACCGGATCTGCCGGCGAGTCGCCGAAGATCTCCGCGATGCCGGCGGTGGCCGTGATCTCGTAGAGCGGGACATCCTGGCTCTCGAGCTTTCGGTCCGTCTGCAGCTGGAACGTCTCGGTGCTTTCGATGTCGACGGTGGACTTGAACATCTTGCCGGATCCGGTGATTAGCCAGACTCGGTCGAGATCTTGATAAATACTCAATATCTTCTCAACACTCTTTTTGCCGAGATCGAAGCCGCCCTTCCTGGCATTCCCAAGAAGCCCGACAGACAGGCCTGCGCTGACAGTCACCTGGTTGTCGTTCAGGCCTTTTGCGGCCATGTATAAATCCATCCGATCTATAATTCTCATAGTTCTTGAAAAAAAATCAATAAAAAATTTGCAGGTATTGAGAAAAACTCTATATTTGCAGTTACAAAACGCAACGGCAAAGAAACGAAATACACTCAAGAAAAGCAAATATGAACAAGTACATCAAAATCGAAAGGGGCCAGAAGCCTATACTTGCCGACCGGTTCGGAGTCAGCAAGCAGTATATCTGGTACGCTCTGCATTACGTCAAGAACGGCCCGACGGCCGTGAAGATCCGCAAAGCTGCGCTCGAGATGGGCGGCGTGTATGTCGAGTCGAACTTCGTACCTACCTGCCAATTCGAGAAAACGCCGACCGGCTTCCAGCAGATCTTCGCGGATGACGTCCGCCTGATCGTCAACGTGCAGGACAGCACGGCCGAGATCACCCACCGCGGCAAGTCCGTCGCCCGCGTGGATGAGGTAACCCTGGACGCCTGGGGCGCCCTTGCGATGGAAGCCCAGCAGCTGGGGCTCTCCGGCCGCATCGAAATCCACTCCGCATAATGAGACTCTCTATCGACACATCCTGGCGCTTTGTGTGCCTGATCCCCACCATCCAGCTGTTCATCGTTAGTTGTATGAAAGGTCACAGGACCGTGATGTTCAGCTTCCTCTTCTGGACTATCTCAATCACTTTCTGATATGAAACTCAAACACACACAGGCACGTCGTGCCAACACCCGCGCATTCCGCAAGCAGGGCGGCAGCAAGCAGATGTCATCTAAACGCTACGCCTCCAGATGGGATCCTATCAAGGCCCGCAGGACGGCCAAGGCCTTCGGCTGTCAGGTCGTCAAGATCCAGCGGATCTTCCTCAAGAAGGACCGCTTCGGGAATCCGATCTACAAGTTCGTCAAACACGCAGCCGCTTAGCCATGAAACGCAAGCTCATCAACGCCGCCCTGATCGTGGCGGCAGCAGGGTCCCTGGTGTGGTTCCTCTCAGCTGACAACATGCAGGCCCTCGCAGCTCTCATCATCTGCCTCATCGCAGTGGTCTTACTAGCCAAGTACAACGGCAACATCAAAACCTATTAAATCACCGCTCAAATGGAAGGATTTGAAATGCTGATGGAGAGCGCCCGCTTCGTGATGGATCTCACCTTCGAGAGATCTACCTGGAGTAAGAGCGTCAAGACCGTCTACGAAAAAGCTCGGGAGTATAATAACCAGCTTTTCACCTACAAAGGAATCGAGCAGCTCTACAACGAGCTCCTGTCCCTCGCCGGCAAGCAGCCCGCCGCCCTCGATCTCCGGAAGCCGTCCTGGGACGGATACTTCAAATACAACCTCAGACCTAGTATATCCATAGCCCCGGAGTGTCTGATCACCTTCATACCAATCAAGGGCGACTACCCTGGGAACTAGACCTCGACGCTGTGAAGCGCACAGAACGTTAAACTTTTAGTTTGTTTCCTTTTTGTCTTAGGCCGGCAGCGGCTGACCCTGCTGCCGGTCACCAATAAAACAACGCCACAATGGAATCTCACGAAGGAACCATCTACGTAACTGTCCAAGAGCTGACCGACGCCAGCAAGGGCGCCCCTGTGATGAGCTACGAGAACTATCGCAAACTTGTCACCCGCAAGCGCATCGAACAGGGCCGTCAGGGCAAGGGCCTGGGCAACTGCTCGCTGGTCGTCTACTCCTCTCTTCCTGCCCGCTTCAAGGAGCGCTACGTCGAGAAGTACGGAGATCCGCACCAGCAGCTGCTCGAGGCGAAGGAGATCGCCCCGGTAGTGATGGATGAGGCTGCCCGGCATTTCTTCGAGCACTACCTGCTCGCCGACGGCACGCACATCAAGAGCGACAAGATCGAGGAGTTCACGGTGAACGCATCCGTGCTCAATGAGCTCATGGAGATGGAGAACACGCAGCGGGCCGAGCACCACAAGGCCGGCAACTCCACGCCAGTCAACTGGCCGCCGATCTATGACCGCTGCGAGGCCCTGCGTGACATCGTGGCGCACACCCTCCCGAAGAACATCTCGAGACTGCGCGAGAAGCTGCGCGACTACCGCCGCGTCGGCTACGCCTCGCTGGTGTCCGGTCACCTGGTCAACAGCAACGCAGGCAAGATGACGGACGAGGTGGTGGACTTCCTGGTCGCGCTCAAGTGCTCCCGGGTGCCCGTCTACAACAACGCCCAGATCCTGGAGCGCTACAACGTCGAGGCCACCGCCCGCGGGTGGAAGGTCGTCAAGAGCCAGGCCACCATCACGAACACGCTCAACCGTCCGGACGTCCGCCCGCGCTGGGAGGGCTCTGCCCTGGGCAGCCTCACCGCCAAGCGGAAGTATCAGTACCAGTTCGCCACGTCGCTGCCTACCGTGCGCGACTCCCTGTGGTACGGCGATGGTACCAGGCTCAACCTCTTCTACAAGGCCTACGTGGACGGCCGCTACCGGATCGCCACGCTCTACGTGTACGAGGTCATCGACGCGGCCACCGAGGTCTTCCTGGGCTGCAGCATCGGCACCGTCGAGAACTTCGAGATGATGCGCGAGGCCTACCGCGACGCGCTCGTCTTCGCCGGCCACAAGCCCTACGAGCTGGTGTCCGATAACCAGGGCGGCACGAAACGCGCCGACGCCCAGGAGTGGCTCTCCAAGATCGCCACCGTCTTCCGCACCACCGCGCCGCACCAGCCGTCCGCGAAGACCATCGAGTCCGTCTTCGGCCGCTTCCAGGCGCAGGAGCTGCACAAGTGCTGGTTCTATACCGGCGGCAACGTGACGGCCCGCAGCGAGGCTGCGCGCATCAACCGCGAGGCCATCGAGAAGAACATCGACGCCCTCCCTACCTACGAGGAGGTCATCGCCGCATATATGGACGCCAGGAAGCGCTGGAACGAGTCCGCGCATCCGGACGTCCGCCGCTTCGGCGGCCGCTCCAGGATGGACGTGTACCTGGGAAGCGAGAACACCTCCAGCGAGGTGCTCGGCGACGCGGCCATGCGCGAGCTGTTCTGGCGCACCACGTCCCGCCCGTCCCGGTTCACCCCGCAGGGCATCGCCATCCAGGTGGACGGCCAGGAGTACCGCTACGACGTCTACTCCGCTCCGGACGTGCCGGATCTGGACTGGAGAGACCGGAACACCGGCCGCGAGTTCTTCGTGCAGTTCGACCCGCGCGACATGGAGCACGTCCGCCTGCTCACGCAGGACAGCTACGGCTTCCGCTTTGAGGCTGACGCCGCGCCCTACCGCATCATCCCGCGCGCCCTGCAGGACCAGACCGAGGAGGACCGCCGCTTCATCCGCCTGCAGGACGAGCGCAACAAGGTCCACCGGATCCGGAAGGAGAAGGAGAACTACATGCTGCTGGTCAACCACGGCATGGCTCCGGAGCAGCACGGCCTGGTCAGCCCCGGCATCACCGGCTTCAACGAGAACCGCGCCACGTATCAGCGCCTCGAGGAGCGCGCGGACCGCGAGATCCGCGCCGCCCAGGAGCCCGCGCCCGCCGAGATCTATCCGGACACCGAGGGCCGCTTCACCAAGGAGGAGAGCCTGCAGACGCAGTACGACGTCCTCGCCGCCCTGGACCGCCTCTAAACCGCAACCACACACAAAAAAAGCACAGATATGGAAAATTTGAAAAAGAAACAGATCGCCGAGCGCGCCGCCCTGTACGTGCAGCGCTATCCGAGCCAGAACATGGCGGCCAACTCCCTGAAGGGAATCAGCGCCGCGACGCTTTCCAACATCATCAACGGGAAGTGGGACCGCATCAGCGACGAGATGTTCATGCGCCTCGACTCGCAGCTGGTCAGCCACGAGGACTGGCAGATCTTCTCCACGTCGGCCTACCGCGACATGACGCTCTTCCTGAGCGACGCCCAGGGCGTCAGCTCGGTGATGTGGGTGACGGCTCCTGCCGGTACCGGCAAGAGTACGGCCGCCTCCGTCTACGCCGCGCAGCACCGCCACGTCTACCGGATGGTCTGCTCGTCTGACATGACGCGCAGCGACTTCGTCCACGAGCTCGCCCGCCTGGTCGGCGTCCGCTCCTTCGGGATGTCCGTGCGCGAGACCTTCCAGGAGATCCTCCGTCACCTCGTGACGCTGGACCGCCCGCTGCTCATCTTCGACGAGGCCGACAAGCTGGCCGACGGCGTGATGTACTACTTCATCTCCATCTACAACGCCCTCGAGGACCGCTGCGGCATGGTGTTCCTGAGCACCGACGCCATCAAGAAGCGCATCCACCGCGGCGTGGAGCGCGACAAGAAGGGCTACGACGAGCTGGAGAGCCGCATCGGCCGCCGCTTCGTCGACCTGTCGCCGGTGAGCATCGGCGAGGTGGAGCAGATCTGCTACGCCAACGGCCTGACCGACCGCGGCGCCGTGGCCAAGGTGAAGCAGGACGCCGCCATGTACGGCAACGACCTGCGCCGCGTCAAGCGCGCCGTCCACTCCCAGCTCAAGAAGCAGGGCATGTTGAACCTCGAGACGCCGGAGGCCTAGTATGAAGCAGTCACTCTCAGCAGTACAGGCCCTCGGTGTGCGCAACCGCACGCTGCCCGTGTCCGAAGAATGGCGTGAATGCCTGGGCGACGAGATCTCC